AAAATCAATAAAATAAAATCTCCTTATAAATAATATAAGGAGATTTTTCTTATATGCCAGCACAAAATCCAAACTCAAGACAAACATTAATAGAATACGCATTAAGAGCATTGGGTGCTCCTGTGGTTCAAATAAATGTAGACTGGCAGCAGTGCGAAGATCGCTTAGATGAAGCATTGCAATTTTTTTCAGAATATCATTTTGATGGAGTTCAAAAAGTATATTTTAAATATCAATTGAATCAATCAGATATACAAAACAAATATATCTCCACTACAAATATAAATTCTCCAGTTGGTGGAATAGATAGACCAACTGGAACCGACATTGTAAGTGTTATTAGACTTTTTAGATTTGGAAGTTTTACTGGTACTGATATGTTTGATGTAAAATATCAAATGGCACTAAGTGATTATTTTGGAATAAATAGAGGTCTTGGATCTAGTCAATCCTTACCATTAGCAAACTATGATATAACTATGCAATATATCAGTCTGATTGAAGAATTTTTTGCGCCAGAAAAATCCATAAGATTCAGCAAAGTCACAGATAAAATCTACATCGACAGCGATATGAGTGAAATTAGTCCAAATGATTATCTAATTATTGAAGCATACGCTGTTCTTGATCCAGATGAGTATCCAAAAATTTATAATGACAGATTATTAAAAAAATATTTAACAGCACTTATTAAGAAACAATGGGGAGCAAATATGGCAAAGTACGATGGAGTCCAGTTGCCAGGTGGTATCACATTTAAAGGTGCTCAGATATATCAAGACGCAATTAATGAAATTGCATTAATTGAAAATGAATTAAGAACAACACACGAATTACCAACAGATTTCATGTTAGGATAAAAATGGCAGTAAATCCATACTTTAAAGATTACTCAGGTGAGCAACAATTATTAGATGATCTAACAATTGAAACCATAAAAGTCATGGGAAGAGATTTAATTTATCTCCCCAGGGAATACTTTAAAATAGATCCTATATTCGGAGAAGATCCAAAAAGTTATTTCAAAAATGGTCACATCCTAGAAATGTATGTTCGAGAAACATTAAAATTTGGTGGCAATCGTGATGTACTAACAAAATTTGGAGTAACAATAACAGATAGATTGACTATTGATTTATCCATAACTAGATTTTCTCAAGAAATAACAACAAACATCCAAATATAAGAAAACCAAGAGAAGGAGATTTGATATTTTATCCATTGTCTAGATCTATATTTGAAATTAATTTTGTTGAAGACGAAGAACCATTTTATCAATTTGGAACACTTACGACATATACCTTGTATTGTGAACTCTTTACTTATTCTCATGAGAAGATTGATACTGGATTTGAAGAAATTGATCAAGTATATGAATTGAGAAATAGTTATGCAGAGATACTTGGGTTAACAGGAAACAGCATTTCTGCATTTTCAAATTATTCAAATGGTGAAAAAATATATCAATCAATTGGATTTACTGGTTCTGGTGCTACACTTTCAAATTCAACTGCTACAGGAACAATAGTAGAATTCATGTCTCTTGATACTGGACAAGCAAGCACAATATATCTGACAAATAAAACTGGTACATTTGTCACTGGACATACTGTAAAGGGAACAATATCAGGTGCAGAATATTTAGTTTCTGGGGTGACATTGAGTAATGTTAATATCGCCAAAGATCCAGTTGATCCAGATGTTGGAACTAATAATGATGTAATAGAGAGAAATGCGTATACGATTGAGTTTTCATCTGACAATCCATTTTCTGAGAATTGCTAATGTTTTCAATAAATAACACATACTATAACGAATCAATACGAAAAATGGTAACTGCCTTTGGAGCATTGTTTAATTCCATTTATATAACAAGAAACAACGAATCAAATCAGATAAGTGAAAAAATTCGTGTTCCACTTGTCTATGGACCAAAGGAAAAATTTATCTATAGAATAAAAACAGAAGCGCAAATAACAGATAACACACATGTTCAAATAACTCTACCAATAATAGGGTTCGACATGACTAGTATAATGTATGACACAAATAGAAAAATTAATAGGTTAACAAGAAGAATAGTTGGAGATAGATCAGCATATTCTGAGGTTCCATATAATATTAATTTTGGATTATATGTCTTTACTAGAAATATAGATGATAATCTTCAAATAATGGAACAGATATTACCATACTTTACACCAGAGTTTATGGTTTCAATCAACATAGATGATGTGCTGTATCCCAATATAGACATACCAATTGTATTAAATAGTGTTGCAATGAATGAGGATTATGAGGGAGATTATCAAACAAGAAGAGCAGTGACTAGTATGTTTGATTTCACCATGAAAGGATTTGTATATAACAAATTCTGTGATCCAACTACTGGCATTATTAAAAATTCAGAATTACAACTAGGTATAACTGCAAGTGGATTTACTGCACAGATGGATTATATATCAGACCATCAACAACCAATATATTTTACTATTTTTGAAGAGGATGTAAATAATGAATGAAAAAAGTGATAAAACATTATCTGATATTTTAAATATATCAGAAACAATTGTAAAAGCAGAAGAAACTCCAGATATAATTCAAGATACCAATCCAATTAAATCAATAAAAAGACACAAAAAAGAACTAGTCAATCAAGACTTCAATGAAGCAAGATCGAATATGAAAGATTTAATAAACACTGGATTTGAAGCAATAGATGGAATGATGAAAGTTGCAACTGCAAGTGATTCTCCAAGAGCATATGAAGTAGTTTCCATATTACTAAAAACAATGACTGAAATGAATTCAGAATTAGTTTCACTTCACGAAAAAGCGAATAAAGCAATACCACAAACAAAACAAGTTCAAAGTACAACAAACAATTCAATTTTTGTTGGATCTACGAAAGATCTACAAAATTTAATCAATCAATCCAGAAGTCAATTGAAAACAATTAATAATGAGAATATAAATGACGAAGCATAAAGATGGATATCTGGGTAATCCAAATCTAAAACCAGTTGGTGTTCAACAACAATTTACACCACAGCAAGTACAAGAGTACATAAAATGTGCTACAGATCCTATTCATTTTATTAAAAATTATGTAAGAATAGTCTCGGTTGATAAGGGTCTAGTATCTTTTGATATGTATGACTATCAACAAGAATTAATAAAGACATTACATTTAAATAGATTTGTTATTGGTAAACTTCCAAGACAGACAGGAAAGACAACAACTGTTGGTTCATATTTATTGCACTATGTGCTATTTAATCAAAATGTAAATATTGCAATATTAGCAAATAAACAAGCAACTGCTATTGAAATTTTAAGTAGGATTAAAATGGCATTTGAATATTTGCCAAAATGGTTACAACAAGGTGTAGTCGAATGGAATAAAGGTTCTATAGTTCTTGAGAATGGATCCAGAATAATTGCTGCAGCAACCTCATCATCTGCTATTCGTGGTGGTTCTTTTAATGTTATTTTACTTGACGAGTTTGCCCATATTCCAATTCAAATAGCAGAAGAATTTTTCTCTTCTGTATATCCAACAATTACATCTGGTCAATCTACCAAGATGTTTATAATTTCAACTCCAAATGGATTGAATATGTTTTATTATTATTGGAAAGGTGCAATCAATAAACAAAATGGGTATGTTCCAGTAGAGGTACATTGGAGTCAGGTTCCAAAATATCCAGGTGGTCCACTAAGAGATGAAAAGTGGAAAATCGAAATGATAAGTAAAACTTCAGAGAAGCAATTCCAAAGTGAGTTTGAATGCGACTTTGTTGGATCTTCGAATACATTGATATCATCAACTAAATTACATACTATGATTTTTAATAAACCAATTATTAGAACCAAAGAAGGACTCACAATACACGAAGAACCCATTAGAGAAGATGAAGAGAAAAAAACTCAAGATCATATTTATTTCATTACAGTAGATACGGCACGGGGTCAGGGAAAAGATTATAGTGCATTTGTTGTTGTGGATGTTACTCAATTTCCATATAAAGTGGTTGCTCAATATAGAAATAATACAGTATCTCCACTATTATATCCATCCATCATTAAAACTGTAGCAAAAAAATACAATAATGCATATGTGATGATTGAAATTAATGATATTGGTTCGCAAGTTGCTGATATCCTACACAGTGATCTAGAATACGAAAATATTGTAAAAACCAGTTTTATGGGAAGAAAAGGTCAGACAATAACGGAGGGATTTGGTGGGGCAAAGCAAAATCATCTTGGTCTTAAGACATCTGTAGCAACTAAAAAAGTCGGATGTGCTGTTCTTAAAAATTTAATAGAAGAAGATAAATTGATTGTTGAAGATTTTGATGTAATTAACGAGTTGACTACCTTTGTGGCAAAAAAGAATAGTTACGAAGCAGATGATGGTCATAACGATGATCTTGTTACTTGTTTGACTATTTTTTCCTGGTGTACACGACAAGAATTTTTCAAAAATTTGACAGATATGGATGTAAGACTTGCAATGTATTCCAGGGAAATTGAAAAAATAGAAGATGATCTACTTCCGTTTGGATATTATGATGATGGTTCTGATGAAGAAATCGGTCCAAAGGAAGAGGACGAGTGGACTGGAAATTCTGGTGATAAGTGGTTAATAAAAGATAAAAAAGAAGTCAAATCTTTATTTAAGATAAATACTATATATCCAAACAATTACGGTGGCATCCTTTAGATTATTGAAAATACAATTTTAATATATATTTTGTAGGCACAAATATTAAAGGAGAGACTAATGGCCAGACCAAATGTTAAATTTACACTAAACGATCAAGCATTAACAGCAAAAACACAAGAGCAACCAACAATCAAGATGATTGGTGCTATGTTATCTGATGGCGCACAACTATACGGATTAGCAAGAGCAGGAGAAACTACAAATGGTTATATGTTTATACCAAATGTAAATGATCTTTATGCAAGATTGACTGCAATGGTTACTTATATTGCTGGTGGATCATATACATCTACCACTACAAGCATTGGAGAATGTGCATCTGGATATATCAATGGATCATATAGCGGAACTGCATTAGATGGAGCAGGACAATTTGGTCTTTGCGGTGGTAGAACAGCATTCAAAGAAGAATTCTGGGCACTTAACAACTTCCTACAATATGGTTCTCCATGCTATGTTGGATTTGGTTTTACGGCATCAATACATGGTGGTTCAGGATTTAATGCTCTTCTTCAAGATGTTATTTTTGATGTTATCTTCCAAGGCAGAAGCGGTATTCAAGCAATTGCTGGACTTACAGCAGTTGTTGAAAATAAGAAAAATAACGATCAACCAGTATTTGGTGTTCTAAATGTTCCATCTGGATTGGTTCCATCATCAGGATTTACATATCCAGAAATATTCAATACAACAAATGGAGTATCTGGAGACTTCCACTATACTCTAGTTTATGGAGAAAAAACCCATCTTGGAGCAAATGGTGGAACTGATGTTCTAGTCACAACAATTCTAGCACCAGATGTTGCTGGTTGCATCGCAAGAACCGATAGAGACTACTACCCATGGTATTCGCCAGCAGGAACTCGTAGAGGTCGTATTCTTGATGTAACTAAACTAACAAGAAATCTAACTTCCTCACAACAAGATGTTCTCTTTGATAATGGAATCAACCCCGTTGTTACTTTCCCAGGCGAAGGAACATTCTTATTCGGTGATAAATCTGCATACAATAAAGATAGCACTCTATCTCGAATTAATGTTGCAAGATTGTTCATTAATCTCAAGAAGACTCTTGGATCACTTGCTCGCACAACCATGTTCGAACAAAATACACCAGATACTCGTAGAGCATTTAAATTATCAGCAGAGAAAATTCTAAACGATGTTCTAGCACAAAGCGGTATTACAGATTATAAAGTAATCTGTGATGAATCAAACAATCCACAAAGCGTTGTTAAGAAGAATGAATTCTATGCAGAAGTTTTAATTAAACCAATTACTTCTGTAAACTTCATCACAATTACTCTTACCAATGTTGATCTCGAAGCAACAATAAATGCATGAAGGAGCAATACCTCATTCACGGGAGGTGGAAATAGTAGTAACAGTTCAGGAGCAGGCGGAAATCAACCTGTAGATTAATAATAAATAAAAGAGAGGCATAAAACATGGCAATTCAATCAGTATCACAATTTAGAAGCCTATTTAAAGGTGTTCGTTCAAATAGATTTAGAGTTATAGTAAACTGGCCAGATAATTTAAAAAATAAACCATCACAAGAAAAATCAGAAGTTTATATTAAAGCAGCAGATATTCCAGAGGCAAGCATTGGTCAAATCAATGTTCCTTGGATGGGTAGAAGCATTAAATTCTCTGGTGAAAGATCGTACAGCGATTGGGCAATTCAAGTCTATGAATCCAATGAGAATCAATTCGATGTTAGAGGTGCAATGGAAGAGTGGATGGAACTAATGGATGGAAGAGATCTTCACAATATTGATTACAATGTAACTTCTGGTGTTTGGGAAATTCACTATGCAGACAGTCCATCTGGTTCAACCACAGCAGATAAGACCTTCAGAAGAGGAATTAGACTCTGGAACTGCTTCCCAATTAATGTTGGAGCACTTCAAATGGATTAC